CATCCATGAGATCATCCGCAAGCTCGCCGCTGATCCCCTGGGCAGCGAGTTGCGCTTCGTAGACCTGCCGCTCGGCCGCCGCACGGGCATAGGCCACCTCCAGACTGTCAGCCCCCCATCTCGCCGTCAGCTCGACGATGCGGGCCTCCTGCTGATGCTGCGCCATCATCTGGTCGGCGGCGGTCTGACGATTGGCTTGGCGCTGATCTTCGGCCAGCGCCAACCTTTCGGCGAGATCGGCCCGCATCTGTTCAGCGCGGGAACTCGCCTCTCCGATGCCCAGCCGCTGGATCTCTGTCTCCAGAGCGGCCCTCGCCTGACGAGCCTCTTCAGCACGGACCTCGGCACTCTGCTCGCCATAGGCCAGCTTCAGGCGGGCAAGTTCGTTCTCTCGACCGGCAGCGGCGATCAACTCGTCGGCCCGTGCATTGCCCGCTTCCCGGCGCGCCGAGCCGTTGAAGATCGCCTCGGTCTCGGCGGTCGCCAGCGCGAGCTTGGCGATGTCAGATAGCAGGGTATGGGCGCCCTCGCTCAATCCGGTGACCGGACCTTCTCCGGCCATCGCTCCGCCGAGATCGATGAGCTTCTGGGTAACCGCATCGACATTTCCGTCGACCGCAAGTTCGTCAATCTCGGCCCGCAATTCGACGAATCTGGCGTAGGAGATATCCGTTCCCAAGTTTTCGAAGTTTGCTGCACCCAGATTCACATCGGCAAAGCTGCCCGGACTCTGCGATTGCATCAGCGCATTGCCATACTGCTGCCAGAACGTGGGCGCGGTGGTTTCGGAGAACTTCGCATCCAGCGTTTCGCGCAGTTGCCGCAGCTCTGCGGCACGGTCGAGTGCCAGCAATGTTGTCAGCAGTCCACGGGCACCTGCCTCGTAGGTTCCAAACCGACCGGCCAGATCGGTCCCTGCCAAGGCCTTCGAATTCTCTCGAAGGCTCGACATCGTGTCGTTCAGCGTCTTCAGCCGGTCTTCAAATGTCAGGGCCGCTTCACCCGACGACATCAACGCCTGAACCGCGAATGCCCCCAGCGCGATCACCCCCATCGTGACCAGCGACATCGGGCTGACCATGCCCATCAACGCCGAGCGGATCGCCGGGCCAAGGGCCTGCCCTTCACGACGCAGCCCTTGGAAGACCTGTGTCACCTGCGTGCCCTGCTGGATCGCCAGCATCATCGGGTTCTGGCCGGCGGCCATCATCATGACGATGTCATTGGCCTGGAAGCCGAGGTTGGCGAGGTGAGCATTCGACGCAGCCGCGGTTTGCCCGACCTGCCGAATGACAGGCGTCATGGCCTGCGCTGCCCGCTCCCGAGCCTGAGCCGCGCCAAGGGCCGACAGGGCGCCCATCCGCTCGGCTTCGGCGATGTCGCGCAGTTCCATCTCATAGCGCTGCGAGGCAGCAAAGAGCGGATCGTATTTGGCCCGAACTTGATCCAGAACGGATTGGTAAAGGCGGGCCTCATCGGTCGCTTGCCTGAAATCCGCAGCGATCTCGTCGATGCCAAGCGAAGCATCGCCGAGTGCGGCAAGCGTGGGCAGGAATGTGGCTGGGCCGATCCGCGCCATTGAAGCGCCAAGCTTGCCGACAACGACATCGAGAGATTGGGCGGCGGTGACGGCGCGCAGAAAGTCCGCGCCCGTTGCCTCACTGGCCTCTCCCGCAGCCGAGATGCCCGCACCGCCGGTCCTGGCGCCCTGACCGGCCTTGGCCACGGCAGCCCCAAGCTGATCCGTCTCGCCCCGCAGCCCGGCAATGGCAGAGCGCGCCCGACCGGTTTCGGCCTCAAACAGCATGCTGACGCGCAGATTACCGGCCACGGGCGTTGAGCTCCTCTATTGCCCCGGATTCGATGTCGCGGACCTCGGCCCACAGGCCGGGGGTCATTTCGATGCCCGCCAGATCAAGCCCGGCGCGGGCGGCGGTGTAGTCGAGGCCGAGCCACAAGAGCCGGGTTGCCTCGAGGCTGGAGAGCGCCTGTGTCCGCCACTGGCCCGATACCGCGCACCAGGCCGTCCATGCGGGCAGATGCTCGGGCCAGAGACCGTCGTCTTCCGCGGCCTCGTCCAGTTGCAGGACGAGGCCCATCCGGGCGGCGTCCTCCTTGGCGCGGTCGACCTCGCGGCTTCCACCCCGGTCGCCGCCCGCCCAGACCCGCCCGGCGGCCGTCAGTTTCCCCGCTTGGCGCCCGCAAGCTTGGCCTGATAGGTGTCGATCACCGCCCGGCGGACGAAGACGTCCGTCAGGATCATGGTCCGCGCGGCGGGGCTGAAGGTCAGCGGCACCTCTTCACCGTCGCGGTCATCGGTCAGCCCCTCCCAGCCGATCAGCACATCAGCCAGAAACGCGTCCTGACCCGCGGCATCGAGCAGATGGTGTTCGGACAGTTCCGGCACCGACAGCGCACGAAACAGGGCCATAAAGCTCTGGGTCTCGACGGCCCCCTCATCGGTCGGAAAGTCGACGGTGACCTTGGCTTTGAAACTGCGGCTCTTTACGATCTTCATGGTGCGGACTCCGGTCAGGTAAAGGCGATGGTGAACTGGTCATTGCCCGAGGTGGGCAGCGGGACAAACTTCAGCGGCCATTCGGTGATGCCATCCTGTTCGGCCAACCCGGTCGGGCGCTGCACCTGGGCGGCTGCAACCGAAAGCGTGCAGATCTTGCCCGCGCCAGTGCCATGGATCAGGCTGAGGGCCTGCGCGGTGCCCGCGGCCGCCAGCGAGAACGGGTTGTAGGTGGCCAGCGGCACCGCCTCGATCTGCATGTCGATCATCTCGCTGCGATCCGTGATCAGGATGCTTTCCGACCGCACCAGCATGCGCGGCGTCACCTTGTTGCCTGCATCGAGGCTGAACGACCGCAGGACCGCTGCCACCGCGCCGATCGTGAACGTCGGCGTGTTGGCGCTGGTCGCCACCTGCGGCATCTGGGTCAGCTGCGTGCCATAGGTGGCCGTCGGCAGCGCCAGCGCCGCGGGCTGGGCGAAGAGCCCGGTGAACTCGAACTCCAGATAGACCACGCCCTGGGCGGACATGACGTATTTGAAGGTGCCGCGGGCGCCCTTGAACAGATAGTTCGTGCCATCGTTCACGAAGTAGATCGTGCAGCTCTCGTGGGCCGAAGAGACCGGGTTGTAGGTCACCGACGTCGCCGCAACGATGGTTTCGGCCATGGCGCAGGACCGCAGCAGCACGCCGATCGCCGGCGCGGTGCCCGCGGTGCCCGAACCCTTGACCTCGACCTTGAAGCTGATCTTGGCATGCAGCCCCGCCGCAATGGTGGGCCGCGCCCCCATATAGGGCCGCTCAAAGCCGCGGGTGACATCCTGCCCCTCCATCGGCATGACACGCACGTCCTCGGCCAGGATGGCGTTGGCCGCGCCGGTGGGCGTCGGATCGGTGCCGTAGGTCACTTCGATTTTGGCCAGCAGGGCCTGCAAGCGCCAGAAATTCGGCATTTACGCCTCCTTTGCGGGGGGTTTAACGGCCCCCTTCACGGTGGGTTTCACGGGTTCGTCGGAGGGGGCAACGGGTGCCGGATCATCAGCCGAGCGCAACTTGCCGTCCGGCTGGCGGATGTAGCTGCCGCCCGCCTGGGGCAGCAGGTCATTGGGGTTGGTCATGTGGGTGCTCCTGTCAGGAAACGGGAAACTTGCCAGGTCTGGGCGTAAATGCTGACACCGTTGCCAAGCCCGGTGCCCTCCGCGCCGATAAGGGAGACGGGGAAGCCGGCAAGCTCCGGAGACCAGCCGGCCAGAAGCTGCTCGACGGTCGCCTTGAAGGCATCAAAGTCACGGGCCCGTTGCCCACCTTGGGGATCGTCGTGTCGCCGGATCACCAAAGCGGTGACGAACTGGAAGTCCACGGGCTGGCGATGGCCGCCAGTCGCATAGGGCGCCGCCTTGGCCCGCTCACGCCAGGGCGCGAGAAACAGGCTCCCAGCCTCCGCAGCGGTTGCGGCACTGGCGGAGATTGCCTCGAGGCTTTCAACGACCAGGACGTCGACGAAGAGGTTGGAGTTCTTCAGCCGATCATAGATGCGCTCCAGCATCACCACCCCCTCAGACGATCAGGGGTGAAGACCTGCGCCGGATGGCTCGCCATCACGGTGTTTCCGGTCGGCGAGGGCGCGACTGCGCCTGACGCGACCGGTAGGGCGATCAGGCCTCGGCCCACGTCCTTGAGGGCGGCGATCGCGTCCTTGTAATCCTGCTCGACATAGTCCGGCGCCCCGTTGCGATGCAGACGATAGCGCGCGATCGACACCGCCCAGGTATTGATCTGGGGCGGAACCGCGGCCAGCGGCAGGGCATACTTGGCCGCCACATAACCATCGATCACGTTGTCCGCCCCGGCCAACGCAGCGGCGACCACCTCGGGATCGGGCACGCCGTCGCGGTCGCGATCCGCCACCTGGCGGATTTCGTCGGGGCCGGCGCGCGAGATCAGGTCTTCGAGCGTGGCGTAGCTCATTCACGCACCATCGCGATTTTGGTGGATACGGCCATTCTCAGGGCTCCTCCGCGACCAGCGCCCGCACGGCAGCATCCTTGGCCTCCAGAAGCTTTCGCAGCGCCACGGTGCGCTCGGGATTGCGCGGAAGCCGCGCCACGATCAGCACGGCCAGTTCGGAGAAGGGCCGGCTGACGGCCTGAAGGTGACGCGGCAAATGCGTGAAAGCGAAGAACTGGAGAATGTGTTCCGGCTTTTGATCAGCAGACATCGTGGAAATCCTGACGGTTGGGTTCAACCTGCGCTTGGAAGGGGGCATCTGTGGCTTCACGCCGGCAGTGATGCACCCATCGAAGGGCGGGGGGATGGGGCGGCCCGAAGACCGCCCCGCAAATACCGGGTTCAGCCGGTCAGCGTCCGCACGGCGGGATGGCCAAGGAAGCCGTGGATCTTCACCCCGCCGACCTGACGGTCGTTGAGGGCGGTGGCCATCATCGTAATCTGACGCGTGGGTTGCAGATGCGTGGCCATGCGCGGGATGAATTCGCTGGACCCGACCAGCGTCTCGCGGATGGATTGGCCAAGCCGGTAGGTCAGATCACAGACGAAGGTCGCGAGGGCCGTGGCCCAGGCGAGGGTCGAGAGGGCAAGCGCGATGATCGGTCGAAGCACAATCAGCATAGGCTTTCCTTGGATTTGAGGGGGTGTCCCGGGCGAGGCGCCCGCCCGGGACAGGGGGCATCAGCCCTTGATGGTGGCCGCTGCGCCCTTCTTCGGGGCGGTCTTGGCGACCTTCTCGCTCGGGGGGGTATCCTTGCTGGCCGGGGTGGCGCTTTGCGGCTGTGCCGTATCCACCTCGGCAACCTGCTCGGCCTTTTCGGCCAGGCGTGCCTCCAGATCGCCAATGACCTGCCGCAGCGAGGCCACGAGCTCGATCTGGTTGTCGCGCTCTTCTTCGGCCGCGGCGAGCTGCGCTTCCAGCGGCGTGACGACATCCTTGACGGCCGCGTCGACCAGGCCCTCTGCGATCAGCTTGGCCGTCTTTGCGACGCGGTCTTCGAATTCGGCCAGCGTGAAGCTCTGCGCCGCCGGTGCCGCCTCGGCAGCACCTGCCTTCGCAGAACCGAGGTCGATCAGCCCTTCGGCTTCAAGCACCGCGAATTCCTCCGCGGTGACTTCTTCCTCGGCCGCCTTCAGCCAGCGGCTGCCGACCTTGGCCGGGCCCGTCAGGCGAACCTTGATCAGATCACCCGACATCAACCTTGCCCCGCATTGGTGAAGAGGAATCCGGCGTCGGCGCCCAGCATGTAGGGCCGCCGCTCGGTCGTGGTCGGGTAGATCCACGACTTGGTCTCGCGCGAGTAATAGGGCTGTTCGACCTGCGGATAGCCGGCCAGCTCATAGGTGTAGCCATAGGAGGGCACCTGATAGTTCCCCCCCTTCGGCACATAGGCGAGGATCGCATCATCGCCCCAGACATCGGTGGCTGCGGCGGACTCGAGCGCCGTCTCGGGCAGATAGACGGCCTTGCCACAGACCACGGTTTCCAGCTCGAGCAGCGCCGCCAGCATCTGCAAGGTGATCGACTGTGCGCTGGTGTACTTGAACTGGTCCTTGATCGAGGCGTGGTTCGTCAGCGCATTCTTGGCGTTCGGGCCGAGGATCAGGGTGTTGGCATAGCGCCCCGTCATGCGCCGGATGGCCTCATTCCCGGCCTTGACATCGGTGATCGGCGTGGAAGCGCTCTGGGTCCAGCGCGCGGTGGTCGTCAGCGTGACCTTGTTCGAGGCCGCATAGTTCGCGGCATTCCGTGCCATGGTGGCGCAGTCGTACTCGAGGCCGAGATCGACGACGTCCAGCACCATGTTGATGGCATTCTGGCCAAGGTCGACGCCCGGGATGGACGCCGCTTCCTGCTGGTGCTCGATCGGCACGATGCCTTCCAGCGAGTCCTGGACAAGCGAGATCGGATCCGAGGCGTAGCCATACTGGATGCGCTTCACGTTCGAGCCCGGCGCCCGCTTGGTATTCATCAGGCGGAAGGATTCCTTGCCGAACTTCAGCTGGCGCATGGCGCGGTTCGGCACCGTTGCGCGCGGGAAGAGGTACGTCGAGATGAACTCGGCATTGCGATAGCCGCGGGCATGCGTGGACAGGATGGGGTCGACGACGGCGGCCTGACGGGTGTTGATGGGGGCCATGGGGGATGCCTCAGTTCAGGGTGCAGATGCTGATGGTGACGAATTCACCATCGGCGGCAGCGTGCAGGGCGCGGCCGAAGGGATTGGTGCCGGCGCCGACCGCCTGGACACCGCCGGCGGCGGCCGAAACCACCTTACCGCCAGCGGAGATGGCCCCGACGGCTTTCACGCGGGCAGTGCCGAGCTTGATGATGGGAGCGGGATCACCGATGACGGTGTTCGGGCTCTTGGCCACCCCGGCCACCACGGCGTCTGCCGCCGTGATCTTCGCGCCTGCAAAGCTGACAAGATCGTAGGCCTCGAACAGGCCGGTGGAGATGATGGTGTCGGTGAAGATGTCCTGGAACATGATTTCTCCTCAGGAAACGGCCCGGACAGCGTCCAGGTATTCGGTGCCGGGGTTCTGGGCCTGAAACGCGCGCGCCTTCATGTGAAGCGCCAGCCCTGCGGGATCGACGGCCTTGCCGTCTGCGGCAAACGCGGCTTCCCGCGCCGAAGCACCGGGAGCCTCGCCCAGGTCGGCCTCGCCGAAATTGACCACGACCGGCAGCGCTTCCAGCACTTCCTTCAGGGCGCCGCCGGCGCTGATCTTCTCGCTGCCTTCCGAGAAGGCGATCGAGGCATGGCCCGGCAGCGCGTCAAAAATCGCGACCACCTTGTCTTTCAGGGCAGGCAAGAGGCGGCCGTCGGTCACCAGCTTTTCGGCAAAGTTGACGTGATCGGCATGCGCCGCCTTGGTCTCGCGGGCGGCGATTTCATCCTCGCGCTTCTTCAGGTCGGCCTCGCGCGCAGCGAAGGCCGGATCGGGCGTATTGGCCACGGGGGGCTCCTTCTCGGTTTGGGGTTCCGGGGCGGGCTCGGGAAGCACCGCAAAATGGGGTGTGGGATCTTCTGCGCCTTCGAGCCAATCGATCTCCCAGGCGGGCAGCACCTTGTCGGCCGCTTCGAGGCCGTCGCGGTCGATCATCCAGTCGCGGATCCGGCGAAAGATCGAAGCCGACTGACTCGCGCCACCGAAAGCGGCGGTGAAGGTCGCGCCAGCCGCGCCGGCGAATTCAGCATTCTTCAGCCCACTGACAGCCGGCGCAGCGGCACCAAGAAACCCGACGTGCTTGGGATACCAGGCGCCCTTGACCGGATTGTGGTCTTGGTTCGGGCTGAAGAAGGCCATCGAGACCTTCTTGTAGCGCCCCGCCTTTACCAACTCCGCAAAGGCGGGCTCGATCTCGCCGAGATTGGCGAAAAGACGCTCCGCCCGGCTGTCATAATCAAAGCTCTGCACCCAGCCATAGGCCGGCGCGTCGGTTTCGGGGTGCCCGACGACGATCGGCGCCGGTGCCGTATCGGCGTCATAGGCATCGGCCACCGCCTTCAGGTCGGCGGCGGAATAGGTGATGGGATCGCCCGACATCGGCCGGAAGGTCCCGGGGCGGAACACTTCAATTCGTGCGGTCAGGTTTTTCTCTTGGGGCATCGAGAGCGGCATCCGGTTCAGTTCGAGCACTGAACCCATGTCGCATGCCCGGACGGCGGAAAGGTCGGACATAGGTCCGCCGGACGCCCCATTTACCGGGTAGCCGCACCATGCTTCCGCTGCCCCTGCCCGGTCAAGCGTCTTGTCGGAGGGACATGTCGGGCCGGATTGCCCCGCGCAGCGATTCTAACAGGGGTCTAACAGGGGGCGGGCGGTTCTGACGGGCATCGCCCGCCCTGAGGCCTGCCTCGGCCCTGCTGGCCCGCCCTGTGCGATTGTCACTCGGCCTCGATCCAGTCCTGCGCGATCCGGATGATCTCGGTATCATCTTCGCTGGACAGACCGAGATATGGCCTGGCCGGAATATCGCCCCAGGGAAGGTGGTGGAAATGGTCGCGGCCGAGCTTATCCTTGCCCATCCATGCCCCGAACTGTCCCTGCGCCGCGCCGAACTGGTGGATCGCCGCGTAGACGAGCGGAGATCCGACCTCGACTCCACTCTCGCTTGCCTGCGAGATGATCGAGGCGGAAAGGTTCTGGCTGGTGCCGGAATTGGACCGCAAGATGGTCAGCGGCGTCTGGCCGCGCTTCTCACGCCGCTTGATCGTCGCAGGACGAAGCTTCGCCCAAGACGTGCCGTCGGGTGAGGCCTCTGCCTTGAAGTTCCGCGGGATGCCGACATCGGTGAGATATTCGCCGACGCCTTTGTAAAAGCCGATCGGGCGGGTCATGCGGTCAACCATGTCAGCGAGGCGCGCCGCGGCCTCGTCGTCCGCAATCTCAACCGTGAATGTGATGCCGGTCATGCTGCTTCTCACTCCTATCGATCTATTTCCGCTTCCAAACCAGCTTCCCCCGCCGCCGACCGTCAAGAATCCTGAAATCGGGCGAAGCCTGGTCTGCCTCCTCATAGCCGGTCACGGGGAACCAAGTGCGCCGGCCCAACTCGAACAGGGCAAAGGTGGCCTTGTCAGGATCGACGCGGAAGTATCGCCGCACGATTTCAAGGATCGGTTCGTCGGCCCGGTCGGGATCATCTCCCCGGCGCACATCCACCCAAATCTCGTCGGGGTCTTTCAGGGTCTCTGCCAGCAGCAGGGCGTGCCGACCATCGCCAGGCTTCAGGGCGCCCCATTCGTCATCGTGCCGACGGAAGAGATCGTCGGCGATCAGCACGCGTTCACCTGCCGCGTCCGTCCAGAGGCCAGCTTGCCCGGGCTTCAGATCAAACTCCGCGAGGAAGGCCCGCGCATAGTCTTCCGGCGAAAGGTCGCTCGACATGAGCAATGCCGTGAAGGGCTTGGCCCTGGCACGCAGATCCTCCATCGCCTCCGGCTCATCGTTTCCGGTCATCTGCGGCAACGGCGGGCCGCCGGCGCTTGGGAGCGCCGAAACTTCGACAAGCTCGCGTCGGAACGCCCGCTCCCACCGGTCTCCCGGCATATAGTCCCAGCCCTGCCCGATTCCGACGGGCTGCATCACCATCTCGCCGCTGGCCCTGTCGATCACCGGCAACAGCGCGTCCTTGGGCGCCTCGTCGGGCCCGGTCTTCCCCAGGCGCGCGAGATCACGCTTCGACAAGGTCCGCACGCCGCAACTGCACAGCCAGTCATTCGGCGGGAAATGGGTGTTCCACCAGGGATCGTCCCACATCAGGACAATGCCGTTCCAGGCCACATGCACCTTGCGCGGCATCTTGGGGATGCGCGAGTCCGCATGCAGATACTGCCAGTAAGGCCGCAGTTTCACGACATCCGGATCGCGCATCTGGCGCAGACGCCCCGCCATGAAGCTGGTGCGGATGTTGGTCTCGAAGATGGTGCGGATGCGCCAGTTCCGCTCACCGCGATACTCCCAGCCATACTTTTCGACCAGGTGATCGAAATCTTTGGCGAAATCCGCCTCTGATTGGCCCTCCTCGACCGCAGAAATCACGGCGGCCTGGAACTCCTCCAGCATGGCGAGGTCCGTGACGCCCGCCACAACGAAGGATCGGTCATGCTCCCCCCTCAGGGCATCGAGCCACGACTTGGTGGGCTTCAGGCGCTTCTGGCGCAGGAAGTCGATCTGCTCGCGAAAGGTCAGCCGGTTGCCTTCGATGGCAAAGGCTGGGCCTTCCGCATCCTTGAAAGCCTCTTCCCGCCCCTCCCAGGCGGCAAGCTCCATCACCTGAAACAGGGTGTCAGCGAGCGGCGCTGACGACCAGCGCGTCGCGAGGTCGAGCAACCCGCCGAGCATCGCGGGAAAGTCCGGACCTTCGGAAATCACTTTCCTTATGGCCGCAATTCGCCTTGAGAAGTGGCTTTCGGCTGCCGCGATTGCCTGCTCGAGGATTCGCTCGATCGGCCCATCGACCTCAGAAAAGCAGACGTGCCGATGCGTCAGTGTTTTTTTTTGAGCCTTGCTGCGGCGAAGGCCGCAACCGCACCGGGG